AGATGGGGTGTCCCTTAATGACAATCCTAATAAACCATATTCTTTAGAAACTAGAGAAAATTATAAAGTATTATCAATACCAATTAAATTTAATAGAAAATATACTCTTGTTTTTGATAATACTAATTTTACTTTAATGTACCCAATGCTGTTGACAAATAGTGGATTGCTAAATGTTGGAGATCAATATATAGTAGACGTAGACGAGAATAGAGATTTTAAAAATTATTTGAAGCTACAAAAGATCTCCAGTATTTCATTTAGAAATCCATATGTATTTGAGATGCATTGTGATAATATTGAACTATATAGATTAGAAAGATATTTAAGATTGATTATTCAATTGCCATCTACCAATACTTCTTCTATAGTGGTATTAGAAGGTGATTTTTCCTCAGATTGTATTAATATAATAAATGGTGAGTATTTGGATTTAATCTCAAAGCAAGATGTGATAGATCAGGCATTAACTAGTAAAAAGAAACTGACTATGTTCAATGATAACTATCAATATGCTTACAATGATATTATTATTCAATACCTACTTCAGAATGTTATAACCAATAGAGAGTACATAACAGATAATATAAAAGAGCAACAAATAAAAATAGATACCTTTTCTCCTCTATATTACAAGAGTGATTTGTGGTCAAATCAAATTAGGTATGCAGCATACATGAGTTATATGAATTCTGATTATAAGCATGATAAATATGATATAAATGGTTTCATAGATAATAAAATGGAAAAATATATAAATGAGATGTATAGTAAAAGGAAATCATAATGCCTATAACAATATCTGATAAATTATATGACACTGCTAGTGGAAATAGAGCCTCTAATGGTGTTACTAAAATATATGCTCCTATACAGAATTATATATATTTGTATCATACTGATACATTGCTTTTATTGCCAACATATCCAGAAAACATAACTGATAATAGCCAAGCAAATTTTTCTAATGTTACACCATTAGCTAGATCAGCTCCTATTTTTTCATTCTCAAATGCAGGACCAAGATCCATACAGTTTTCATTTTCTCTTCATAGAGAGATGATGAATCAAGTTAATATAGAATCAATGTCTTCGTTCTTAAATCCTGGTGATGATTATGTTGATTTGTTTATAAAGCAAATTCAAGCTGCTGTATTACCTAATTATGGTGCTTCAGAAAAAATGGTGGATCCACCTATGGTTGCAGTCAGGGTTGGACCAGAAGTGTTTATAAAAGGTGTTATTGCAGGATCTATAGGTATAACATATCAATTACCAATCCTAAAGAATGATAAATATGCAGTAGTTGAAGTATCTTTCCCTGTAACTGAAGTTACTCCATATGACTCAAGCACAATATTACAGATTGGTAGCTATAGAGAAACAGGTGATGTTCCATTAAATACTTCTTTAGAAACATCAACATTTGTTTTACCAAAAACCAATATTAATAAGATAACAGCGAGAATATAATGGATGTTTTAGTTAATAAAAAATATAAAAATTATGATAAGCTGTCTAGATATAGTATTTTTCCAATTTATTATAATACTTTAGATGATAGATACCAAGGAAGTATTACTTGCTGGCTTAAAAATAATACGTTATCGATAAATCATGTTATAGAAAATTATGATACATTAGATTCTTTGGCTTTAAAATATTATGGAAACCCTCTTTACTATTGGATAATAGCTGATTACAATCGTATACATGACCCATTTATTCAATTAGAAGTAGGTAAAAATATAAGAATTCCTACATTTTCAGATATAGAGTTTGATAATGGCTAATTTATTAACATTCCCAACACTTGTAGAATCGCCGTTTATAATAGTTAAGATTGGTGATTATACTTTTGGCTCTGCCACAAAATCTGGTAATGGAAATTTGCTAAGGGTGAGCTTTCCAAATTATATGGATTCTCTTACTGTCACCAAAGTAAATGGCCAAGTTAATACATATAATTTAAAAATGACTTATGCAATTGTGGCTGGAGAAGACCCAAACAAATTTGAAAAAATATTTAGCTCAGTTTCTGATACAAGAACTTTAACTATAAGTTACGGTGATTGGGCCTATCCTAGTGCTATATATAAAGAGGAAGAGACATTAATAACAAATATTAGATCAGAAGTAGATTTCTCTTCTCCAAAAATAATTTACAATATTCAATGTGTCAGCAAAGCTCTGAATTTAACCAGTACAGCATTTAATTTTCCAAGTGTTAAAGCAAAACCTAGTGATGTTCTGCTTTCAATGCTTTCTAATCAAGCTTATGCTTTATCTGATGTGTTTACAGGTATGAGAAATAAAAATAAAGTTATTTACAGTAATCTAATAGCATCAGATGACGTAGAAGTTCAATTGGATGCTCAGCCATGTCTTACAACATTAGATTACATGAATTACTTAGTAAGTTCTATGAGAAGCTCTACAGACGATTCTATTTATAGACTTTCTATAGTAGACGATACGAGAAACAAGTTTGGTGGGGCATATTTTAATGTAACAAAAATTTCACCAAATATTCAAGAATCAACTTTGCAAGATTCTTATGTCATAGATGTAGGGTACCCTGGAAACAATTTTGTAACATCTTTCTCAGTTTCCGATACAGAGCAGTGGTCTATCCTTTATAAAACTTCTGAGAAAGTTGACATACCAAACTATACGTATAGAATCGACAATTTAGGTAATACGCAAAAGGAAAAATCTGTCAGTGTCACTAGAAATAGAGATTTGTTAAGAACTACAAATGAAGATTTATCCTGGTGGAAATCTATGACAGAATTTCCTATATCTGCAACATTAACTGTAAAAGGATTGGTCAGACCAACTATGTTAATGTCATATGTTAGATTAAATTGTTTGTTTTATGGTCAAAAGCATATAGCATCAGGTGTATATATAATTACGAAACAAGTAGATAGCATAAGTGCAGAAGGTTATAAAACAACTTTAAGTTTACTTAGAGTTAAAGGTGATGTAAAAAATGTTAACTAAAGGAATAATTGTAGATTCTGAAGAGATAGATTCTAAAGATTCTAAATTTCATACTTATACTATAAGAATACCTATACTACATGGTTATTCTAGTGATTCAGGGGGATGCCCTGACAATCAACTTCCTAATGCTTGTGTGTATGCTGGTTTACCAGGTGAACAAACAGTTTTTCAAAAAGGTGATGTGGTTTTAGTAGACCTGTCTGACTACAATCCAGAATGGCCTGTTATATTAGGTATGCTTCCACATGCTTCTAAAAGCACTGTAGGTATTAGTGGCAAAGGTGCTGATAAAACAACTTCTGGGTTATCTGTAAAAAATGTTCAAAACATTACATTTGATAAAGACGATGGTAGAGCAAAACTACCAAAAAACACAATAATATACACAGAAGACACGTTTAGAGATAAAGATCATATAGATGGCAAGGAAATATCTCAATTAAAATTTGTGAGACAACCAATTCAAGTTCAACTTGATGATTTGTCTAATAGCATATCTTCTATAATATCTAATTTAACAGACGCTAATATTTGGGTTGATGGATGGCCATTGGTGGGTACAGTAAGTGATACAGCAACTGTTGACTCTACTACCTATAGCAAAAAACTAAATAAAACTAGATCATCATCATGGTTAAATAATTCGCATAAAAACATGTTGAATTTTAATTATGTTTTTAGATATGTTGGAGACAATAAATGGGTATACCCTTCTGATAATCCTTTACAAACTATAACTAGATCAGAATTATCAACATATGGAGTTCAATATTTAAGTGAGCCACCAGAAGATACTATTCTATCAGTAGCAATAACAATTGGTGTTATACCTATTGAAATGGGTGGTACTGGTGCAGATTCAGCAGAAGGTGCTAGAGAAAATTTAGAAGTATTTAAAGATGTCTTAATATCAGAAGCAGAATTCAACAATCTTCGAGAATCAGATTACAAATTAAATACTATTTATTATATATATGAGGAAGCTTAATGCCTGATGAATTAAAACCTATAAAGCCTGATGCTTTAGCAAATATCTTTATAAAGAAAAATAACAAGCTTTTAGGTCAAAAATCAGAAGGTGATAATAATACTGATTGTCTTCAACTAAAAGCTTATATAAATGGGAGAGTAGTTCCTATAAAAAGAGTAATGAAGATCACTAATAATGGTGCTATTCAAAATATCTCTAAGAGACTAGTTGAGATATATCAGTATAGTAGTAATAATTCAATAGTAGAGCCTGAATATGATCCACAAGACGGATCGTCTGATAGCATTAAAATGTGGATGGGTTGGCTTCCATACGAATCAACTTATGAGTATGGAAATCCAAAATCTGTAGGATGTGCTTCTCCAGGTAAATATAGTCCACCAGATTATGCTTATGGTCAATATCAATTTGACGTAGGTCAAGGTGATTTATTTTCACAAGATCAAAATAGTTGGGCTCTCATACCTCTTGCATATAGAAGTTATCCAAATGAGTTTAGTGGATTTAAAAAATACCTATCTTATAACAGTAAAAAATTTTGGGATGATGACGAAGCTAGAACTAGTAGCGGTTTAAATGGTTTGTTTAAAACATATGCAAATGATGACAATCTCAGGCCAAAATTTTTATGGTGTCAAAATCAAACTTATTCACATCTATATGTAGAACCTACTATTAAAAGGTTATCGAACAAAGGTATAATTGACTCATATTTATACAATCCATATATCCTTGGATTTTTACTAAGCTTAGCTGTTAGACAAGGTAGCGAATGGGCTACTCATAGACATAAAGAAGCATTAGAATGTTTAAAAGAAAAAATAAACCAAGGTAAAAACCCTAGCAATAAGGATGATTTAAAAGATATAATACGTTCTGTTCATAATGTAGTAGGTGCATCTAAAGCAGGTGGTACTGGAGCTACGTTAGATTATTCTGATGAGGGTAGATGGGCCGATGGAGACTGGCGGGATGAACATGGTGTGTGGCATAGTGGATATGAAGGGGAATGCCAACGAGATAGGGCATTAAGAGATATTGATAATGATGCATCTGTAGTAGACTTTAATAGCACTATTGAATTATCAACATCTAGTGAAACATTATCATTTATAAATTCACCAATAATAGCAAATGCTCCTGAAGATTTTGGTTATTATTCAATAGATCCCAATATATCATTTTATATAAATGTTACTTTTAGATATAGAAGAACTGTAAATACAAATAGCAATTCAGATATAAATATAGTTTCAAATCTATCAACTACAGAAAGATCTGGATACAGGCTTTATATAGATAAAGATAATATTTTATCTTTCGATTTAATATCAAAAAATGGTACTGTTTACAAAAAAACTTTTATGAAAATAAAAGAGGATTCCAATGATAGTGTTAATCCCAATAGTGGTATTTGGCATAGTTTTACATTATCAAAAGGAAAAAATGGACCTATAATAAAATACCCTAATGGTACTGTAGAATCTGGTAAAGGTCAAAGTGTTTATAATAATAAAGAATTTAGCATATCAAATGAGGGTAGACAACTTAAATTAGGTGATGTTGATACAAATAAAAACTCTATAGTATCATTTAAAGACAAAATTGTAATTTGTGGTGCTGATCCTAGTGGCTTAGTCGAGGATTTATGCACAATAGACTTTTCTAATATTACATCTGACAATGGGCTTTTAAATAGTAGTACAACGTAATGGCAACTGGAAGTAGACAAAAAATTATTGATGTAGCAGCTGATCTCATGAAGATAAAAGAGAGAGGTGGAAATAGTGCAGTTGAAAGGGAGATAAAAAAATACAGTCCCCAAACTGTTAAATATCAAATGAGCTCTACAGCTATGTGGTGTGCTGCTACTGTTTCATACATATTTTGGAAAAACAAAGAAACAAGAGATCTAATAAAAAGAAGTTCAGATACTAATGAAATAGCAACTGGTGCTATTGATAATCCTGGAAAATATGGAGTTTTTAAATCTTATGATTATACGAATCCAAATGAAAGATTATTGAAATCATTAAGACCGGGTGATGTTATAATTTTTAGCAGAAAAAGAGCCGATGGATCTATAAAAAAATACGGTCACGTAGGTATATTTGTTAAATACAATTCAAGCACTGGCGTTATAACAACTATAGAAGGCAATCATAATCATGGTAAATATAGTAATTCATTTAAAGATAGAACTAAACATAGCATGATTAGAGGCTTTATCATACCAAATTTTAATGATAACAGCAATGTTACAACTGGTGGTGATGATAAAAAAATAACCATTTTAGATAGTGCTGATACTCCAGGTGTAAGTGTTTACCCTAGAATAATTAATACAAGCACAGAATTAAAAGAATCTAATATTAATGATTCTGAGAGGATGTGGGCTTTTTATACAAATACTGCATACAAAAATTATAGCTCTCAGGTTCCTGTTGGATTAAATCCTGTTAAGAAGACCATTGGAACTAATACCTCAAACATTAGAGATATGTCTGTTATGAAAGGTAATTATCTTGGATATGTTATTGGTAGGTCTATGGAGGTTTGGGATAATCCCCAAAATAATAATTTTGCTATTGTAAACAGTAAAACTGAAGCAGAAAATTCTGGTAGACCATTAGCATTCTGTAAAAATGGAAGTGACAAATGGTATCTATCTCAAGGATCTATACCTGAGCTAGACAGTTCAGGTGATGTTAGTAGATCACAAGCATATTATGAGTATAGTAGTTATTCAAAACTACCAACACCTTTTAACTTATATTTTGGGAATGTTGATAATGATAACCCAATAAATTGGAATAGTATTACAACACCTGAAAAACTCTTAATACATATAGTTAAAAAGAATTCTAATTTTAACTATGAACCTGCTTTTGAGTTAGAGGATGATAATGATGTCAGAAAAGGTTTTAAAAAAATTGTAGCGAAAAGTGTGAATGTTCCAAACAGTAATTGTAAAGCTAAAGTGGGCTCTATTGCTGTATGGGCACACAATTCAGTATCATCAAATCAAACAGGTATGATAATGGGTTTTGTGGAAAAGGTAAAATCTGATAATAAAATATTAGTATCGTGGTCTAATCCTTTGGCATTCTTTTATTCTACTTGGTTAAATCCATATGCACTTGCTAATGGATCAGACATTTTAACTGGGAGTGCTGGACAAGATACCAGAAATAGGATAAATAATTCTGGTACCTATTTTTGGGGATATATTTATCCACCAGATGGTGCTAATATTTTTCAAAATAGTTATTTTTTAACTACGGGTTCAGCAGTAATGAACTGGACCACTGATAGAGTATGGGTGGTATAAATGAAATCATTTAATTGGCCTGATATATTTAAAGGCGGAAGAGTAGAGATACTTTCAGATAAAGACGCTGTTAAAAACAATTTAAAATTATTACTAGGAGCTGAGAAAACGGGTTTGTTTGGAGATCCTGGATTTGGCACATTGTTAAAAAGATATTTGTACGAACAAAATTCTACTGTCATGAGAGATCTTGTTAGAGAAGAAATTTATGATTCAATAAGAAGATATGCTCCTCAAGTTAGAGTAGATCGGACAGGAATAGATATAGAAAAAGAAAAATCTGTTGTATATATTAATATAAATTACACATATATAAATGAAACTGTGTCTGATATGTTTTCAATTCAGATTCTATTGGATTAAGGAATCAATTTAAATGAATGATTTACAGTTAGCAAATACATCATATACTAATAAGCAATTTTCTGAAATTTACCCAGAACTATTAGAGCTGGCTAAAAATTTATCTTACAGATGGGATCCTACAATATCAAACGAGTCGGATCCTGGTGTTGTTTTAATAAAAGAATTGGCTTTAGTTGCTGATAAGCTTAATTATTCAGCAGACAAAAACATACTTGAAGCATTCCCTTTATCAGTTACACAGGAAGATACCAGTAGACAGCTTTATAATTTACTTGGTTACTATCCTAGATGGTATAGAAGTGCTGTGTCCGACATTCAAATTTCATGGGTAGGCGATGATTATGATTCTAATACAATATTGGAATTTCCTTTATTTACTCAAATAACAGATACTGACAATAATTATGTCTACACACTAATAGAGAATCCTCAAATTAATGTAAAGACAAAAGAAATATCAACATTTAAAGCCATAGAGGGTAGGGTAAAAAGATTAGAGATAAATGGAAGTAGCGTTATAACTCTAGATAATCTAGATGACGAAAATAGATTATATTTTCCAGATTACTATGTAGCACAAAATGGTATTTTCATTTATAATACGTTATTAGATAATAATAGTAACTCTATAATTAACTTATCAAGATGGTCTCAGAGAGATAATCTTTCAATAGAAGACTTAAATAATAAGTACTATTCATTTGGGATAGATTCTACAAATGATAGATGTTACATACAATTCCCTGATGATGTAGGATCTTTAATACAAAATGGTCTTGCTATTTTTTATGTTATAAGTTCTGGCTCTCAAGGTAACGTTCCAATAGGTGTACTAAACAATTTGCTTAATTCCAATAATGTAGGAACGATAACTACTACTTTAAATGGGACGCCCATACCAAATGAGATAAATATAACTACAGATGATGTTTATATAACTAATACTGGATTATTTAGTGATGGCGAGGATCCAGAAGCTATTGATGATATGTATAGAGGCTATAAACATACTGCAGGAACTTTTAATACACTAGTTACTTTAAGAGATTATGAGAATGCCCTATACAATCTTGATAGTGATGGGATGAGGACGTCTAATGCGAAGGTATGTGATAGAACTAATGATGTGCAGAAATCATATA